CCACAAAATCTCTCACACCACACACACCCCCTCCCCCCCCATGTTTGTAAGCACACACTAACTAAAAGCTAAGTAAGTGCTGGCTAACTTAGATGTTAGTGAGTACACGCTAACTTATAAGTGAGTGATGACTAACTATGCAAGATTTGCATAATGATAGTGAGTGCTAACTAAGCACCTTTATCGAACCACCTCAGGGTTAACCCTAATCGATATCATTTCACCATGTGGAATATTTTAGAGTTACATTCCACATTGTGGGATATTGTATAGGGGTTACTACTATTAGGGTTTTCATGTTGCTGATTTTCTTGTTTAAAATCAACGATGTAAAAAAACTGGCACGATTCTATTATGCTCTATATGTGAGAGCATCGAAAAACTCTCAATCAATCAACTCTTAATAGGTGTCAATATGAAAACAAACCATCTCTCTTATGATGACATGTTCAACGCATGCCGTGAACTTGAGTCAGGCCGTCATGGGAGCTTTGCACAGCACATTGCAAGGGCTTATGTAGTGGCAGACAAGGGTAACAGCCAAAAACTGTTTGAAGCCTTCCCTGACCTGTTTGAGCGAGGCCATCATTTTGTTCAATCTCGCAAATTGCAGCAGGTCTAATTTTTAACCCAGGGGCCACAGTGCCCCATCTTTTGAAAGGCTTTACATCATGTATCAATACTCTTTTTCTATTGTCCACAAGACCTTGGATAGGTCTAATACTGTCAGGGCCACCGCTGCAAGCCCTGAGATAGCAAGGGCGCAGATTGTCCTGATGTATGGCGATCAATACACTGTGGCAGACCTTCCCTGCGGCATTATGTTGGCACACTGTATCCATGGTGAGATTGACTGCTCTGATTTTCCCGATGCTGATACATCGTGGCTTATCGATCAAGCAAAAATGATTGAGGCATAACATGGACTACCAAGACAAAATTGTTTTAATCGGTTCGGCCCTGGCTTTCCTTGCCTTGGCATTCATTCTCTACACATTCTGAAAGGCTTTACATCATGCGTCACTATGAAACCATCCACACTGAAGACACACAAGGTTTTCACATTGTTTGCAGCGTAACCTCTGAGGATTTTCATCCCTCTGATTGTTTCGATTATGAAGAGGAAGAATTAGGGGAATTGTGCCGAAAGATTGATGCTGGCATTTATTCTTGGTTTGCAGTAAGAGTTGAGGCATACAAAGGGGGCATTTTGCTTGGTTCAGACTATCTGGGTGGATGCCTTTACGATTCACCAATTCAGTTTGTAAAAGAATCAGAGTATTACAGTGACATGGTGGATAACGCTGTGCAAGAAGCAAAGAATGCCCTAGAAAAACTGTACGCCACTAGAGAAACCGCATAAAACCACAGACTGAAGGGCATTATGTGCCCTTTGGCCTGCGATTTTGCAGGGTTCAATAGGTGTTAATGATGACAACTGCAACCGATACTCAATTATCCGATCATGTTAAATACATCGCGGACAAAATATCCAATGGGTTTGATGGCGAAACCAATAGCGACGGCGAACCATTATCAGCGTTCGATTACCTGCAAGATGCACTAGACATTGAATACATTGTCAACAGTAAAAAAGAGTATCTAGGGGCGCGTGTGCTTGTCGCCTTTGGTGGGCCTAATATCTGGGTCAATACCCGCACCAAAACCATTGAGGGTTACTGGTGGGCAGATAAAGCCACCGCATCATTTGATGATGGAATAGGCTTGGATGATGCCCTTGAAGAACTTTATAACTGCTAAGGCGATCACATGATTTATGCCACCCTTGCTCTAATCCTCCGCACCCTAACCCGCAAAAAATAAAAGGCTTTGAAATGAACACAATATCCACAGAATTAGATTATAAAATTGAGTTAATTGGTGAAATTAATAATGGGGATTATGTAGATCAATATTTTAAAATCACTCGACTAGACGATGATTTAAATTATGATGATGTACATAATTGGTTGCGCCATGAGCATTATTATGACACCAATCGAATGGGTGGCTGGTTTTGCCACACTGTCACTATTTGCCCGAATCCCTATCATGCCGACACTTGCATTGGAATAGTTCACCATTCGCAAAACGTTTAAACAATCAACCACTAACTAAGCCGCCTTCGGGCGGTTTTTCTTTGCCCACTTTTAAGCCCTTGCAGGCCCTTTTACCCTTGCCCTATGTACCCTGAGAAAAAAAAGCCCTTCTAGCCCCCTTTTAAGCCCTTCTAGCGGTATTTTTTGGGTCAATCATCATCTTGGTTCGGCAGTGTAGTGACAAGGCCCACGAAATTTAGGTTCATTTCAGGGTCAAGCCCACAATTATAAAAGTGGCCCGCTTGGTCGATGGCAACCTTTAACCCTTGGGTCATGTTTCCATTCCCGATCAATTCCAGAATGGCCCTTTGTTCGGGACTTAAATCCAGTTTAAAGTCCGTCTGGGTTCGGTTTGGGTTTATCTTGTTTGCCATTAATTTGCTCACGCCAATATAAAGCTATTAATAATGCCTCTGCCCTGTTTCCGTCTTTCTTTCTGGTTAACTTAGCTTCAGGCCAAAAACTACGGGCAAGGTCTAGGCTTTCGTTTTTATCGCTTGTCAGGTGGAAATACTTTTTCCATTTCTGTGGGGTTACTAAGTGGAAAGGATAATTAGTTAATTCTGCAACGGCACTGATAACACCCACAGCCCTGCCAAACTGAAAACTGCTTGCAACCCCTTGCCCTGGCATTGAATGCACTGATTCCATGCAAATCTCTGCCCCTTCCCTTGGGTCAATGCACCGCAATATCATGTTTTTGAATACGAGGGGCAATATATTTTTATCTTTATGCTCAATCATAAAAGAGTCCAAATAATCGCCATTTGAATCCAATGCACCAACTGCGCCACTGATGCTGCCTGGGTCAAGCCCGATCCAGATGGTCATATTGGGCTTTCATGTGGTTCGTCAAATCTGTTGTTATTCCAAGCCACAAGTGAGTTGGACATGACTCCAGTTCCTTCGCCCTGTGCCATGCTTGCGCCTTCCAGCCTGGTTGCTTGGCAAGGTGAACAAGCCAATCCAAGGTCTCCTGATACAACCAAGGCTCTGTTGACAAGGTGCTGTGCAACGGCAAAGCCTTGTTTTCGTTGTTCAAGGATTTCATGGGCTTGGTCTTTGTTCATTGTGTGACCATCTTTTCTTTGAAGGCATCGTAATAATCCCCTCTTTCCATCAATGTGGTCAAAACATGACCATTTCCAACTGTTTGTTGATCCATGATGAAGTCCGCATATTGGTTATCCAACTGATAACCATCCATTGCTTGCTCGAATTGTTGCTCTGTCATGTTACTTTTCCTTTCAACGCATTTCTGATTTGTGCCATGATTTCTGGCGGTGGTGGGCCTGTGTGCTTTCTGTCTTCATCCAGCTTAAGTAAAGCAGGATCACGGCCTTGAATGGGTGCAACAGATACCCTTGCCATGTCGCCAAAGGTGGGCTTTGGTAAAACCCACTCAGCTTTAAAACCTTGCCAATTTCTTACAACTACTTCCTTCAAAGCATCTTCAAGGCTAAACCCAGCCTTGTCAGCTTCCTTTTGGATTCCATCAATCACCAACTGAGTGACCTGGGCTTTCTTTGACTTTCGATGATTGACAAATTCTTGCCAAACAGATTGTGAAACGCCGTCAGGCGCATCAGCGGTTTTAGTCTTAGTTTCTGTTTTAGTTTCTGTTTCGGTTAAAGGTACATCTGTATGCGGCTGCTTTGCACTTGTATGCAACTGTATGCAACTGCTATCCATGTCTGGGTACTTGCTTTCTTTTGCCCTTGGGATGTTGTCCCACTTGCACATTTGCAATGTAGTTTTTGCTTCAGTTTGATAAATAAGTATCAGTCCAGAATCTTTTAGTTCAACCAGCAAGTCCTTGCACTTGTTTATCGTGATTGATTCTTTGACTGGATAGCAGTTCGCCTTAATCATGGCAGGTCTTGCATCAAAACGACCAAAGTCATCGACTGTTACTAACAGTCTGTAAAACAATGTCTCTGCAAGTGGGGATAATTTGTCGATAGATTCGCTGTCACGAATCCCAGGCTTTAGATACCTAGTAGGCATGGTTTTTCCTTCGCTGTCCTCCACTAAAGGAAACGATCGGCAGGCGGGGAGGCTCGCTTTTCGATGGAGTAGCTACTCCCCATCTAGCCGGGTTTCCAAACATCATATCAGACTTTGTAAATCTGATTGTCGCCAAAGCGACTTGGATATTTCAAGAAGTCATAGCAACCACGGCGAAACACATTTCTCCTCAGTTCCTTGCCATCATAGATTTCTTTGACAGACCCATTCTCAATCCGCATAGCTGCACCACTAATGGCCCTGTTCATCTCCATGCGTCCGTATTCAGTCAGATGCCACTTCTCTTGGTGATTAATGACATATCCAAATTGCTCCAAATCAGGCAGGTATCTTTGATAGTGGAACGACACAGAGTTGTTGTCTGTGTGACTGTGGGTCATCTCAAGCATTGTCCTTGGGCCACTTGATAGGCGCTTAAGCAGTGTTCGATGGGTGAGGTTTAAACGCATTTGCTTGTCTCCAAAAACGACAGTATGATGGGTTTTATAGTTTTATGCACTAGGGAAAACACCTATTCCACGCATCTTTTTTTTGTGCGACAGTCCTATCACTGCGCTTTTGCAGTGGTCAACAGGAGTTCCGAATGCCAACTGATGAAGAAAGATTCAAGTACGAGTGTTATGCGATTGTCCAAGAGTTAGACCCAGAGGACATTTCTGACGCTATTGATGACAGTGTTGCTCTGGTGGAGGCCATCAAAGCCAACAATGCTGAAGATGTTGCAGCAATCGTCATGCACCGAGTCGAGCTAAAAGTGTGTCGCAGGGCTGAACTGCGAGTGTTTGATGTTGTCAAGACCCCTTGGATTGATGACATTGAAGAACTCCAGCACTATCGCAACCTGCGAATTGAACGAGTCCAAAAAGCCCTTGATGAACGCAAGATCACAGCGGCTAAAATGGATGCCCCTTTCAAAGAAATGTTTGACGAGTGAGGACAACATGAAAATGAAATCCAGACTGCAAGACATCATTGGAGACAATCAAGATGAAACTTTTGACGATTGCGATCAAACGAGTCCTATCCTTTTTCGAGATTGTGACTTTGCAACCCAGCTTGCCCATCTTGCTGAGAGACAAAACACCAGCAAAGAAGACCCTGCCAACACTGGCAATCACAGACCCTAAATTTGTCTATCAAAGTGCAGCTTGCACAGACATTACACACACATTTGAAAAGGCTAAACATGAGCGACTTCAACGACTACAGCACGATGCTGATGGCAATCGAAAACAAGACCAAGGCACTTTCCCACAAGTGTCTAAACAAAAACTACGGCGGGTTCACGGGTGACATTCAAACAATTCAAAGCCAACTCACGATGCTGACCATGTGGATCACACAAGCACAATGTGAACAAATTAGGGAAAACACCTATAGAATTCTAAACAAAGTCTGATTAAATCTTAATTTTCAACAGGAGTTACGAATGAATGTATATCAAAAACTGAATGAATCCCGTGAGCAATTTCACAAGGCCAAACTTAAAAAATCTGGACATAACAAATTTGCTAACTACTACTACTTTGAGTTAGGCGACTTTGTAATTCCAGCACTAGAAATCTTCAAACAAATTGGTTTGACTTCCATCATCAGCTTTGGCAAAGAAGAAGCCAGCATGACGATTGTGAACAACGATAAGCCAGAAGAAAAGATCGTTCTGACAAGCCCAATGTCTTCAGCGGCTCTTAAGGGTTGCCATGAAGTGCAGAACCTGGGCGCTGTTCAGACCTATCTGCGCCGCTATCTCTGGGTTGCTGCCCTTGAGATTGTTGAGCATGATGCCTTGGATGGCACTGTTGGCTCAGATAAGAAGACCATTAAGCCCACTGATGGCGTAATTGTCTCCAAGGATAGGCAAAACATCATTGCAGATGTTGCGATTGCCATTGCCGACAGAATCAATGCAGATGACATGATCGGGGCATATGAAGAATACCTGGGAATCCATGACCAGGAGGAAAAGGTGGCGTTATGGGCATTGCTTCCAAGTAATGTGCGTAGTGCTTTGAAGAAACATGGCGAATCATTGAAAGGCTAATATGGAAAAGAAAGACAACTCTGGCGTTTTGTTTAAGAACGACAAAAAGGAAACGGGAAATCAACCTGATTACAAAGGCAACATCACTGTTGATGGTCAAGAGTATTGGCTCTCAGCATGGATCAAAGAGGGTAAGAGTGGCAAGTTCATGGGCTTGGCAGTCAATCCCAAGGATGCACAACCTCCAGCAGCTAATCCCAAAAAGATAGTTTATGCGGATGACGATATTCCCTTTTGATAAACCTCACGGGGCTACGGCCCCATTTGATAGGAGTTAACATGACAAAATTAGATCAATCTTGGTTTGGTGGTGCAGTCGAGAAGTTCTTTGGAACTGCGCCGTTTAAACTATCTCGCAAAGATGATCCTGCCACTTCCCACATGGCAGCACAGGCAATCGACACCACAAAGATGGAGTCCTTGGTCTATGAAACCATTGCAGCTTATGGCCCAGATGGTTGCATCTCAGATGATGTGCTTGCCAAACTGCCATTCCTGCCCTATTCTAGCGTCACAGCCCGATACAAGGCGCTGATTGACAAGGGCTTCATCGAAGTCATTGGAACCCGTAAAGGCGTTTCTGGGCGGCTCCAAAGGGTTATGCGTAAGGTAGGGTAAATCCCTATTCCAATCTCTGTCAGACAAGGCAGAATTGGCGCATGAACCAACAACAAATCAATCGTTTAAACGCTTTCTGGCAGGATGTAGAGGCTCACAAGGCTCTCAATCCATCCTTGCCAGAGAGTGCCCTTGTAATCCTTAAATCTGTGGCCCTGGACGCCCTCCTTGCCGCACAAGACATTGAACAGATAGGAGTGAATGATGCAAACAATTGAATTTGTGCCTTTTGATTGGGAAAACGATGACTTCAATCCAGAGATTGACCGCATTGAGGTTGATTACCAATGGCATGAAGCAGATGATTCTGTTGGCTTAATCGCATACTGTGAGAAAACAGTCAAGTGGATGCGCTTTAACCTGCAAATCAAGGACATAACAGATGAGTTGTCCTATGCTGACTTGGCCTATCTCAAGCATGAAATCAAGCGCAACGATCAGGAGATTGCAGATGAAAGAACCTGAAGACGAGGCTTTTGATGAACTGGCAAAGCGCCAGGGCGATTGGGGTCTGCAAGGCTCACGCAAGCACCAAATAATCCGATACGCTGAAAACAATGCGCGAAATGAAGTGATTGAAGAAGTCGCCCAACACATAGAGAAATGCTCATTGGCGTTTGGCAAAGACACGATTCAATCTTTTGCAGTTTATGTGAGAGGAATGAAAAAATGACTGACAGAGAAGCAATGAAGCTGGCGCTTTTTGCATTGGACATTGTGAAAATACATTACACACAAAGCCGCCACATAAATGAAGCCATCACCGCACTCAAAGAACGATTGGCACAGCCAGAGCCAATCCAAAGCCTTCAATGCTTCAACTGTCAAGTCACGATTGAAACATTGAATGACAAGGTGATGCACTTGCTGGCACAGCGCACATGGGTAGGGCTGACGGAGGAGGATTATGTTTTGGTGAATCAGCTTTGCATAAACCCAATTCAGGCCGCTGAATTTGTAGATCGTCTACTCAAGGAGAAGAACACATGAAAGCACGACAAGTATTTATTGCCCTTATGACAGGCAAAGGCTACACACAAGATGAACTTTACTGGGACGGGAAGAAGTTTATTAACTCTGCTATCACTACCCGATGGAATTATTTTTTAGCAGGTTGGGAAATGCGGGGTGTTTGTGATTGAGACAATCATCACTATCTTTGCCATAGGATTTCTAGGCATTGCGTTAGCCATTGGAGGCGTTTGCATCATGGTTTGGATGGCCTTGAATGAATCCTAAGAGTACAAATAACTCTGGCATGAAGTGCCCAGAATGCGGGGCTGTCTCCTTTGTTCAGCATACAAAAACTGTGGAAAACATACTTGTCAGACGAAGGGAATGCTTTAATGGGCATCGCTTTATCTCACATGAGACAGTCCTAAGAATGGTCAATCAACATAAAGCCAAATCAAATTCTTAGATGTAGCAACTACACAAATAATTGTGTCATGTGCTTACCATAATATGATTTAGCTGCAATCCGCAGTTCAAGGAGAAATCATGTACAAGATTGAAATTGATATGGGTTGGTTGGCTGACACTAAACTTACCATTGAAACTCATGACTTTGACATCATTGAAGTCATCAAGGAATTTGTCGAATTCCAAGAGTCAGAAGGTTGGGTTGGTGCGTGGAATCCAATCGTTTTTGACGATAGCGAAATCGATGAAGATGACGCGGAAGATGACGCAGAAGAAGTTAAGTAACTGGAATCACGCGGCCTCTAAATTCAATGGAATCGGGGCCGTGTGTTGTTACCAGTTCGGGAAGCAGTAACTTGCCATCATGGAAATTTAGCACCGCAAAGCCCGATCTCCAGTTAAGTGGGCCTTTTTCTGTATAGTCCTCAAACTGAGGCCCATAGGGTTCTGCAAGGGTTCCAGTATCAATGCCGTATCTCACGCCGTTGTAGTCAGAAAACGGGGTTACCTTTAAACTGTGCAGATGCCCAGTAATAATGTTAGTACCTGCCCACATCGTATTGTTATGTGTTGCGTGGATACCACCCTTGAATCGATGTTTAACAACAGTGGTTTCATTCAACCATACTGACCAACAAGGTTCCCAATTTGGGAAATGGTCTTTCAAGCTAAAGCCTTTGACTTGCTCATACTGGGGCGCATTAGCCGCTAGAAAGGTCTCAAACCGCGCATCGTGATTGCCTAAAGGCCATATCAGTTTGACGTTGTGACGGGCCTTTTTAGCCGTTTCTTCAATCTCTCCCATCGCCAAAGTACAAGCCTTTAGTTCTTCAATGACTGAAGGTGCTTTACTCCATCCGATTCGTGGGTGTCTAGAGATTCCAGCACCATCAAAAATGTCGCCATTGGCAATTACGGCATTGGGTTTGAGTTCTTTGATGGCCCACAAAAGACCTCTGTAGGCAGTAGAGTGGATGCCGGGCCAAAAGTGTGCATCAGAGAAAACAATGACTGTCCCGTTTAGGATGCCAAGACTATTGCTATGCGGATGCGTAAATGAAACTTGCAAATGTGCGTGTCGACTTTGCTTTTCTGCTTGAGGTGCTTCAATCTTTTGTTTAGTTTTATGTTCAATTCGTCTGCGCCTTTTGTAAAGCGCGGAAATATCAATGTTTAGCATCCTGCTCGCTTTGTCCATTGAGCCGCTACTTTGAATAGCTTGAATGACTTGATCGTCAGAAAAATTAGTCGCAGCCATTACAGTTTCTTTCGCCAATAAAGGGTGTTTTTGCAACCCCAAGGTTTAGAAGGTTCAAACATTTTGAAACCGCAAGCTATCAAACTATTGGCAGAAGCAGGATTGAATCTTGTGTCAGAAACTAACCATTTCCACCCAATAGCTTTCGCTTGTCTAATTCGGACACGAATAAACTTTTTCTGTAATCCCTGTCCACGATGAGAAGGAATAACACCAGCACGACAAAGATAGCCACAATCAACCCACCGCACAGAGCGAACAAGACCCGCGAAACCAATATCCACGCCATTTTTAGTAGCAATCCACCAAGTCCCAAAATTTGTGTCATCGGGCTTGTCATACGGTAAACAGATATTTTGTAGTGCAGAAAGTCTGTCTTGTACTGAATCTTTGCGGGTGTCTGCGCGAATAATCATTAGCGCATTGAAATACTATAGTATGAAACGTCTATGACAATTTAAGATTTAAACAATGCCGCCTCATCTTTTCGTCTGTTTTCTAGGCCTCTTAGAACCTTGCCACCAGCTTTGCAATACTGCAACAAAGATTCTATTGCCGCATCTTTATTGCCACGAATAACCTTTTGACGGAAGGTGCTGCGCTGTAATGTTCCCAGACCAACATTGAAGCTAAAGCTGACGCAAGCATCAAATTCACCTTGGGTAAGGGCAACTGGAATAAGTTGAATAACCCCACTCTCAAACCTTGCAAGATCGTTTCTGAGAATTCCATCCACTTCTTCCTTTGTCCATATTCGATTATCTTCAGGGCGTAAAAGAAACTCATCACGATTTTCGATCTTGAGCTTTCCTTGTTCTGGATACAAAACATGGCCTACGCCCACAGTCCAGAGTTTTGCTGGGCAACGATATGGTTTAAACCGCACACCTTCATGGTGCTTAATCATCTCCACAGCTTGGGCACTGATGTTCATTTTTTGAATGCCTGACCACCAAACCAAAAGCTGACGATGCAAGCCCAGATAATCTGTGTATCTTGATCCCACAGTTGGTTTAAAGCTACATCAAATGCTACATCTGTATGCCAAGCGTAATAGAAGCCAAAGACCTCGACAAACATGAACATCAGGAACATCCCGTAAGTGATGACTGAACGGGTTGCGGCCCTCATATTGATGACCCAGGTACTTGCACCTTCACCAAGGGCTATGTCGTGGGCATAGAGGGCTT